AACTAATCAAAAACTACTGGGAAATGAGAAGAATTTAACATATATTACTCAAGCACAGCTGCTTGACAATATGAGTAAATAGTGTTATTATATTATAATGGTTGAGTATGTTGCCAGTATAAATAATAGTAATACTTACATTAATACAAATACGTACACAAATATATACAAGGAGAAAATACAATGTCAAGTGCATTAGAAGCCCTAAAGAAGTCAAAATCAAATTTTGACGTACTAACGAAGAAGTTAGAAAACACAATAGAACAACCCGAAAAGAAAAACAAGTACCAAGACGACAGGTTATGGAAACCTGAACTAGATAAGTCTGGCAATGGATACGCAGTATTAAGATTCTTACCTGCTGTAGAAGGCGAAGATATGCCTTGGCAGAGAGTCTGGAACCATGCGTTTCAAGGACCAGGTGGTCAATGGTATATTGAAAACTCTTTAACTACACTAAACAAAAAGGATCCTGTTAGTGAAGAAAACACAAGGTTGTGGAATACAGGCATAGAAGCCGATAAAGAAATTGCTAGAAAGAGAAAAAGAAAGTTATCTTACTATTCTAATATCTTTGTAGTATCTGATCCTAAACATCCAGAGAATGAAGGCAAGGTGTTCTTGTTTAAATTTGGTAAGAAAATCTTTGATAAGATTACCGAAGCAATGAACCCAGCATTTGAAGATGAAAAGGCTGTAAACCCATTTGATTTTTGGGAAGGTGCAAACTTTAAACTAAAAATCAGAAAAGTTGACGGCTACTGGAATTATGATAAATCAGAATTTGAGCCAGTCAGTAAATTAAAGGATACTGATGATGAGATTAACAAGATATGGCAATCTCAATACGCTCTCAAAGCCTTCGTTGATCCAAGTAACTTCAAGTCTTATGACGAACTCAAAGAGAAACTGAATAAGACCCTTACTGGACAAAGAAGTACCGAGTCTGTGGAAGATATTGACCTCCCACCTGTCAGTAACGACATACCAACGTCTTCTAACAACTCGGTAGAGAAAGTTGAATCGTCTAACGAAAGCGATGACCTTTCGTACTTTAGTAAACTAGCTGAAGACGATTCATAATCTATCTCTCTCACTTTCTCAAATAGGGGTGGCCTTCGGGCCACCCTACTAAAATGTTTTCAAATGATCTTCGGTAAGTATAAGAAACTTCATATTACGTTTATCACACCATGCGTAGGCCGTAGACCACTTTCTTCTATTTCTTTCATAAGTTAATACCGCATTTTTATAGGTACGTGTTTCACGTAAAGGTTTTTTAGGTTTGCGTGTTTGTGCTTTAGGTTTGATTTCAACAATAAACTTTTTGAACGTGCCGTTTGATTGTCTAACTTTCATGTAGAAGTCAGGATAATATCTATGTGGTCTATTGTCAATTGAGCGATAAGAAATTGCTATTTCCTCACTACCCCATTCTACAACTGCCCTAGTTTTATCACAATATATCATAAAACGTTTCTCCCAACTAGACCTATAAATAATGTTGTTTACATTGCCTTTGTATTTCTGTGGGTTGAGTGGTTTGTATATACCTGAATAAGGGCGTTTATCTATATTCTTCAACTTCTTCATAGAATCTATTTATTATCAACATAAATAGTACTATGGCAAGTGTATTTGACACAATTAAACAAAGAGCAGGAGACGCTCAGAAATCTGCTACTTGGTATAGAACGCAAGTAAATAAGATAGCGAGTGGTACAACTGCTAGACAATTGTTTAGACAAAACAAACTAAATGGTCGTCCTAGCGTAGGCAGATTGAACTTATTTGGGTACAATCCTAAATTAAGAAAAACTCTACCTTATTATGACGTGTTCCCATTAGTATTGCCATTAGAACCAATATCAGGTGGGTTTATGGGTATGAACTTTCACTATTTGCCACCGTTATTAAGATTTAAATTGTTAGAGAAAATGCAAGCAACAGCGTCTGATAGAAGATTTGATAAGAGCACAAGATTTGAAGTTGCCTATGATGATGTAAAGAATATAAAAATAGTAAAACCAACAATAAAGAAATATTTGTACTCTTATGTACAGACAGGTTTTTTAAGAATAAATGCTGACGAGGCTGCAGTAGCAATTTATCTACCTGTACAAAGATTTAAGAAGGCAAGTGTGGGACAAGTTTATGCAGATAGTAGGAGATTTATTTAATGTCATTAATTAGTATAGGTAAAAGAATAGGTGACATGGATATACGATTAGGTATACCACCTAGTAAACCACAATTTAGCACAACAGAAACAAATAGAAGATTCTCATACAACAACGTATCATCTAATTACAATTCTGTATTCAATGAATTTAGATCAGGCATAACACAAGCAGGTGGTATGGCTAGACCTACACAATTCTTATGTACAATTGATGGACCACAAAGTAAACAATTGCCACGTGATTATGTTTATGCTGATCCTACAGGTGGTAAAAAACAAACTGCTAGATTAACAAAAAGTGGTAGATTAGCAGGTGCAATAAAAGATAATTTACAATTAAGAATGGACCTATTCTGTTCTAACGTATCACTACCAGGTAAAACAATTACAGATGATGTAAATGAAACGTTTTATGGTCCTAAAAGAGCGATAGCAAAGAACGTTAGCTTTGAGGAGGTCACACTAGAATTTTATACAAGTGTTAACTATGATGAACGATTGTATTTTGAAGCATGGCAAAACTCTATTGTAGATCCTGTAAGTCATAATGTAGGCTACTATGATGACTATGCTACACCGTGTAAGATTACGATTACACCTTTACATAAATCATTTACAGCAGCCCTTGCTAATTTTGAGCCATCAGGTGACGCAGTAAAAGATAGAGAAAAAATACGTAAGAGTTTAGGTGACTCATCTGGTTTCACATCATTTCAGGTACAAATGTACGAAGTATGGCCTAAAACTATTGCTTCTACACCATTGGCATATGACTCTCAAAATCAAGTAGTAAAAACGAGTGTAACATTTACATACAGAAATTATGCTACATCAGCATGGAACTATTTAAGAGATAATTCAACAGTAGAGAATAGAAGACACAAAAAGAATAGATTAGAATATAGAACAAACACTACAGCGATACAAACAAACTTTTTAGATAACTTACCATTTGGTATAGGTAACGAGTTAGGTAGAGCAGGTAGACAGGTCTATGAAAAGTTAAGAAGAAATTTGCCTATTGGGCGAGTAACGGGAGGACGTGTGTTCCCGAAAGGTCTACCAGACCCTAAAATCATACGTGATTTATTATATTAATAAGGAGTAAATAATGCTTAATTTTATGAAGACGCCAGAGCATGACTTGATGTTATCAAATAATGTGAAGGTAAAATACAGACCATTTTTAGTAAAAGAAGAAAAGATTTTACTATTGTCTGTAGAAAACAATGTAGAACAGGAGATGATTGATACACTAATCAAAACTGTTCAAACTTGTGTATTGACAGACGGCATTGATGTAACAAAGATACCAGTTTACGATTTTGAATGGTTATGGTTAAACATAAGATCAAAGTCAATAGGTGAAACAGTACAATTGAAACTGAAATGTCCAGATGATGAAACACAGGTTGTAGATTATGATTTTAATATTGAAAGTGTAAAGCCAGACTTTAGTAAAAAGATTAATACATTTATACCTTTTTCTAAAGATTATGGTGTAATAATGAAAGTGCCGACCATAGTAGAGGTAGCAAATAAAAATACTATCATAGACTTATCGGTCAATTTGATAAGGGATTGTATTGCTCAAATTTACAATGGTGATGAAGTGTTTGAAACTTCAGACCTTGAACCAAAAGAACTTGAGCAGTTTGTAGAGAACTTGACAATACCACAATTCAAAAAGTTAAAAGACTTTTTTGAGGAATTGCCTATCATATCTCATACAATCAAATACAAGAACCCTAAATCAGGTAAAGAGCACGAAATGTTATTGCAAGGAGCGTCTGATTTTTTTCAGTTACCCTCTTACATGAAAGCCTAGAGAGTTTTTATAGAACAAACTTTGCTTTAATGCAATACCATAAATACTCATTAGGTGACCTTGAAGGAATGTTACCATGGGAGAGGGAGATATATGTTGAACTATTAGTACAGCATATAAGAGAAGAAAACGAGAAAATAAAAGAAAAACAAAAAGGGAGATAATATGAACTTTTTAAGAAATTGGCTGGCAACAGGCTGGTCAGGTTTTAAACACGGATGTAAATCACTATGGCATTTTATTGAGGTAGAGATACCTGAATTGATGTCAAACTGGAGACTAGTACCTAGACTTTTAATGGTTGCATATGCTTGGGCATTTTTAGATGTAATCAATTGGTTTATGGCACTAGAGAATCCTAACAACGCACAGGCAGGGTTAGTGTCAGTAGTTGTAGGGGCTGGTGCAGGTTGGTTTGCAATATACGTAAATGGTAAACCATCTAAAGTTAAGAATAAAGAATAATGGCAATAAAAGCAGAATCAAAAGTATTTAAAAAATCGTCAGCGGAGAACTTTAAGTCAATTCTAAAACGACAAAAGGAAGATGAATCTGATCCGAAGTTTGCTATATCTGACTCGTTGCAGGAGTATCAATCTCAATTAGAGAAGTCTGCTGGTTACACGAGTCAGATGAAACTCAATGACGCAAAGATACGACCAGATATAATTCAATACGTTATAGATTATCCTGTAATGGAACTTGACGCTTTGAAAGGTATGGATTTTGATGACGCAAAGACTCAGCAAAAAACTACAGAAAAGACAATTAAAGAATATGAAGGCCTATTTAAAAAAGGTATTATTACAGAGGAAGAAATGGCCTATATCCAAGAAACTGTAGGTAAAACGAATATTGAGTTAAAGAAAATATTAGGACTATCAACTAAATTATCACTATCATTTAGAGATTTTAAGAAAGAATTAAAACCTCTTAAACTTGCTAAACGAATAGGTCTTACAAATGTACCTATTATAGGTAAGAAAATAGAAAGAGCGATAGAGTCTGAGGAGAGAGCAGAAGCAAAAGGCCTATCAGTTAAGAGAGCTTTACGTAAAAAAGAAAAGAAATCAGAATTAAAAGAAGGTAACGCAGGTAAGGCTTCAGCAGGCACTACAGCAGGTAGAGAAGATATAGCAAAAGACGCAACTGCTGGGTCATTGGGTATGGATCTTATGCCTGGAGATAGTGGTCTTGCTGATAAAGAAGAACAGGTTGAGCAAGAAAGAGAGTCAGATAAACAATTTGACAAATCATCAAATTTATTAGAAAAGATTTACGAAGAGTCTAAACTTACAAACGAATTATTAGGTGAAACTAAAAAAGAGAGTAGTGGTTTATTAGGAGGTATTGCCGCAAGTTTATTAGCAGGTGGTGGTATTGCAACAGCTATTGGTGCTTTGAAAACAAGCATGATGACAAGATTTAGTAAACTAGGTAATACTTTACGTAAAGGTTTTGGATTGCCAGTTAACAATAAGGTTAATCAAAAAACTAATAGACACATGATGAACCAAGCCAATGAGAAGAATGCTAATAAAAACAAAACTAGAATAAGAACAAATACAGGCAGTAGAGTAGGCGCAGTCGGCTCTCAAATGACAAGCAAAGAATTAAAATCTTCTATGAAGACAAGTAATCTAGTGGCTGCCAACAAGAAAAAGGGAATGAAGGTTGCTATGAGTACTGCTGGGAAGGCAGTTAGAGCAGGTGGTAGATTCTTATGGCCAGTTGCAGCCTTAATGTCAGTATTTGACGCTGCCTCTGGAGTTGCTAACGCAGGTGAATTGTTAGGTAAAGAAGACGAAGATTTAACATTTAAAGATAAAGCTTCAGCAGGTTTTGCTGGGTTCTTATCTGGTCTTACATTCGGTCTTTTAGATAAAGAGAAAATGGCAAAGAAATTTGCAGGTGATGGTCCAAGTGCTGAAGAAATATCAGCCACACAATCACATTCACGTTTAAACTTATACTCCGACCACCCAATGTCTAAAAACAAAAGAGTAGATGAATTAAAGGAGATGGAAGTAGAAAAATTAACTATCGGTAAAGATGGTGCTAAAACAGTTATTAACAACACAAACGTTGACTCGTCAAGTAACAATAACATAACTGAATACGGTTCAACAACAATAGGTACTAAAAACGCTGACCAATCTGTCAAAGAATTTAGTGCTATACCTTAATAAATATTACTATGGGATTTAAACCTTTTAAAGCATTAACAACACTCCTTAAAGGACTAAACAAGAAAGGTAGCGTATTACAAGGACGTAATATACCTTCGTTTAGAACTATATCAAGTAAAGCAGGTGTTATAAATTACAATCCTAGAAAATCTGATTACTCATCTACAAGCCACTCAATGAGTAATAACTTTTTTGTATATCCTATAAACCATGAAGACCAAGAGCATTACATACTGTTTGATATTATAGAGCGTAAAGTGGATGCAAGTAAAGAAACAGGTTCAGTAGGTAATAGACATTTAACAAAAAGAGCAGACAATCTTAACAAGGTTGTATATGGTGCAAATAGATTTTTTAGTGAAGGTACTGCTGATTTCATGCTTGGAATACCTACAGGTACAGGTAGTGCTAGAGATGTAAAAAATACAATTGCAATATACATGCCACAAACACTTAAATTTAATTTACAGGCAGACTATGGTGCTGAAGAGATTGGTATGGTTACAGGTGCAGTAGCAAAAATAAAAGACGCATTTAATCAAGGTTTTGGAAATATTGACGCCGCTGATTTAGGTTCAATTGCAAGTCAAGCAGGTAAAGCAATATCAGGTTTAGGTGCATTTGCAACTGGTGGTCTAGGTGCTGGTGTTAACGCTGCTATACAACGTAGAACAGGTATCGCTCCAGCAGCCATGCAGGAAATGATATTCAATGGTATAGATTATAGAACGTTTAGTTTTACGTTTAAATTTACACCACGTAGTAAAGAAGAATCAGATGTTGTCAATCAAATATTACATGCTATCAAAGACGCTATGTTACCTGAAAGATATGGACGAGGTAGTAGTATTGCAGCCTACAAAGTACCACATGAATTTGCAATTAGATTTATGAAAGGTACAGCAATCAACCCTTACATAGACCAAATAGGTTTATGTGCTTGTACAGGTGTTGATATAGATTATGGTTCAGACAAATTTAGTACACACCCTAGTGGTGATCCAGTTTCTATAGACGCAACGCTGACGTTTAGAGAACTAGAATTAATGGAAAGAGCACGTTACAACGAATTACGTTTATCAGCACAAAATGCGCCTACAACGGCTGAAACGAAAGCAGCAGGTGAATAATGCCATCATATTTTGAAAACTTTCCTAAAATCTATTATGACGCCGTAGGTAAAGGTAATTACAAGTTAGTTACAAACCTATTAAGACGTGTCCAGATGAAAGAAGGATTAAGAGAAACCGCAGCTCTATTTGATCTATATGACATCGCTGGTGAAGATACACCAGAGTCAGTAGCAGAGCAGTTTTATGGCGACCAACGATACTATTGGATAATATTATTGTTCAACAACATCAAGGACAGATTTTACGATTGGCCTTTAGCACAAGCAGATTTTGAAAAATATGTAAATGACAAATATGGAACACCTAATGGCATACATCATTACGAGATTGCTCAGTCTTCTGGTCCTACAACATCATTTGACGACTCACATATGGTACAAGTCAACAGCACCGTGTCAGGTGCTACAGCTGTTTCTAATTACGAGTACGAATTACGAGAACAAAACAAGAAGGCAAGGATCAAACTAATCAGACCTGAATTTTTAGAACTGATTACACAAGAATTTAAAACTTTGATAGGAGGATAATATGTCTGACCAAGACGCTCCCAAATATGATGATTTAAACAACAGATATCCTGGCGACTTTAGAGCAGGTGAGATTGTTCTATACAGTTACGGTGGTTCGCAGTTAGAAATATCAGGTCTTACAGCCGTAGTCAACATATACCAAGATTTAGATTCAGCATTTCTATCAGGCAACCTTATGTTCTTTGACAGCATAGGTGCAGTAAATAAGTTACCTATTATAGGTAACGAGTTTTTAGAGTTTAAATTTAGAACACCCATAAACGCAGGTGGTGATGAAGAATTAGACGCCACAAACCACAGATTTCAAGTATATGAAAAACGGTCAGTAAGGTCAACACAAAACACACAGGCTGTTGCCTTATTCTTTACATCAATCGAATCAATACGAAATGAGCGATTACGTGTATCAAAATCATTAACAGGTTCATATGCAGAAATGGTTGATAAGGTAGTCAAGTCAGATAAGACCTTGCTCAATTCTAAAAAAGACCTATTCATTGACCCTACAAAAGGCCTATACAAATACACGTTCCCTAATTGCAGACCTGCTGAGGCAGTAAGGCACATGACGTATATGTCAGAGCCTATTAATTTCAAAACACCTGATTATATGTTCTATGAAAACAATAGAGGTTTTCATTTTAGGTGTTTAGAGTCATTGTATAGAGAAAGTGCTGATTCAACACGTAACAGACCATTTGTTGCCTTTGTTGACCTATTGTCAGCATTTAATCCTAACTTTGGCACACCTGATAATGAGTCAGAAAGTCCTATTACAAAACCATATTCATTTTCATTTAACGACTCATATAACACGTTAAAGAATACAAGACGAGGCATGTTCGGTAGTGTGACCTATGCACATAACCTAATAGATAAGAAATTTACAAAGAGCCGATTAACATATACAAACTACTATGAACAGGCATTACACATAGACGCACCGACTGGTGCTGGCAATACATATCAAGGTATTATGCCACCTGGTCCTGC